GCAGAGTTAGTGGGGGATTCCATCAGGTTGATACCCTGACTGAATGCTGCTTCCTCACGGAGGAATTTTTCTTGGTTCTCGAGCAGGACTGCGGTTACGCTTCTACGGTGTGAATCCTTGATTGGATCAAGGCCTTCATAATCGAGAAGTGGACTCCACTTTTCCTGCAGATGTTCAGATTGAAACATTTGCTTTACCTAATAGTTTGTTTTGTTTGAATGAATGTTAAGTTCAATTTTTGAACGCACCCAGTGTTCTGAGATATGCATCCATGGTTCCTGCAATAGGAGCAGGGGTACTATCCACACCCTCAGAAAGGGTTTGGGGAGCGTCAGATTTTGTAGTTGGAGTTCTGGAGAAGTATGACTCCTTCAGGGTTTCCAGCTTTTCACGATATTCTTCTTCACTTTCAAACTCAATACTTTCAGCTAGTGAAGCGAGCTTCTCTTTCTGTGTAGCGGCAAGGCCTTCAGAAACGTTATCAAGAATATTGTCAGAAACTGACTCGGCAAGACGCTTGTTCAGGCCGATATTCTTATCGATTTGCTCGTTGAGTTTTGTCTCCATATCATCAAGTTTGTCTACCATGCTCTCAAGAACATCATATTTTTCTTCAGGGATAGTTACATAATGTTCTTCAAATAGACCCTTCATTCCAGAGAGGAAGGATTCTGTCATTTCGGTCTTGAGACCATGTTCGATCGCCAACTCATTCTCGGTCATCCACTCTTGGCAGACATACTCAAGATAAGAGTCAACTCTTTCAGTAAGAGCACCCTTAAGGGTTTCTCTTTCTTCGTCCAGTCTGGCTTCAAACTGAACTTCCAGGGTTTCCTGGATTTCTTTGATTTTAGAGGTTAATGCGGCTTCAAAGATGACCTTAGCCTTTTCTTTGAATTCTTCGGAGAGCTCTTCGCCACCGAGAAGTGCGTTTACATCTTCTTCAATGTCGATGCCTTCGTCTTCAGAAACAATCTCTTCTTCTTCAAGAACTTCTTCTTCTGTAGATTCGATTTCTTCTTTAGCCATTGATTTCATTGCATCAGCCTTAGCAGCTTTTGAATTAACTACATCGTTAACTGTTTTGATCTTAGGCTCATTGAGCTTTGCAGAATCATCGTCAGCTCTGTAGTTTTCTGGTGTTGGACCGCCAAGATCCTCGTAAGAAGGTGAAAGACCTTCGCCGGGATTTGATAGCTTCTGCATTGGTTCAGCAGATTGAGCGTTGGCGTTCACAGCAGTTTTAGATTGCTCCATTTCTTGTAAATCTCCACGAGACATTTGAGGGTACTCCGATTAACCTTTTTTAATCTATATTTATTTATAATTTGTTTATTTCAATACCTTTTAAAGATTGTTCAAAAAGTTGTTGAAAAGGTCGAGCTTTTGCTCGTCAAGTTGCTTAGTAGTTACAAGCGTGTTAATATGCTTGTAAGTTTTGGCTGCTTGTTGTTCTCTAAGGATGCCACCATCCCAGATCCACTCCTTACCTTCCATGATACCTTCAACGAAAGCATCAGGTGCAGAAGGGTCTGCTACAATATCAGCAGCAGTGGCCAACATAAAGTCGGAACCAACAACGTTGATACCATCTCTAGTTTTAGTCAGTGATCCGATGCCTCTAGAAGAAACACCCAATTTAACACCTTCACCAATAAGTGATTGTGCAATCTGACCCATTGGTGTTGAAAGAATTTTAGCCTTACCAATGAAGTTTGTTCCGCTTTCTTTGAGCGAAACAATTTTGTGACTGACACGATCCAAGTTGACTGTTGGACCATCGGGATGACCCAATTCACCAAGGGCCCTACCACACTCAATATGGTTTTCTGAGTATCGTTGGACTTCTTTTCTCAAGCCCTCCATTTGATACATTCTTCCATTACGATTACAGATGTCCCCTTGAAGGAAGATACCTTCAATGAACATACTCTTTTTACCGTTCTTTTCTTCAACGATAAAATCAACTGTTTCGATTTCTTCTCTGATAAGTTGCATTTTCTTCAGGATCTTTGTACTTGTTGGATATGGACGGAACCAACTCCGACCTGTGTTTTGGCTGCAACTTTAATAGATCTTCTCAATGTTGCATAATTTGATGTAAAGTTACCTACAACACCAGTAGAGTTGTAACTAATAACACATCTAGTGCCAAAGAAACCACCAATACCAGATGTATTATTAACTGACTGAACTTCTTGATGTGTAAAATTAAACGCTGCTTGACCATCTACGGTCAACGTTACAAATTCTCCAACACCAAAAGGACATCCAGTACCTTCTGGAAAATCAAGAGTTGTAGTTGTTCCTTTGGTGAAAGCAACCACTCTTTGAGATGCTACAGGTCCAAGTGAAATTTCAGCAGTATCTGAAGTCGATACAAAAAAGTCGTTAACAGTGGCTGTTGGATTCCCACCATACGCAATATGACAACCAGCAACTTGAGCAACAACTCGAATAGTATCGGATTGTTGCGAAATTACTACTGATTGAACAGAAGTAGTGCTAGTATTAAAAAAGGTATTGACACCTACTGGTCGTAATGCGCCCATTATTTTAAATTACGATAGTTACTTATAAGTTATTTAGTATTACTCTTCCCCAGAAGGTTCTACTTCCACCTCAGATTCAATTTCTTCATCCGAAACACCATCATCAAAAATAGACGCAGCTACATTTGGTCTGATAGTTTCAATCTGTTCTGCACTCTTCGCAAACAAAATGTCTTTGATTTTATCACTAATTTGTGATGCAGACTCGTCATCTTTGACGAGCATGTCCATAAGGTCATCCATGTTGATTAATAATTACTTTAAAGGTTATTTAGATTACACCACCGGCTGGGTTTTTTGGAGCCGCTGGATCTTTGGGTACTTCTGGTGATTGAATTGCATCACCACCACCAGTATCAGGTGGAAGTGCACCACCCATTTCTGGCGCACCAGCCATTCCAGGATCCATTGCAATTGCATTAGGATCAGGAATTACACCGTTCTCAATTTCTTTTTCTATCAACTCATCTTGTTCAATAATTTCATCATCAGTCTGACGGAAGATACTTCTTCTTACATAATCAGAAGAGTAATACTTACCGATATATGGTTCCATCAATGTTGCAAGATTAATTCTTTCTGTCAGCAACTCTGCATCCTTGAGTTCTGCAAAGTGATTGTCATACATGAAGTCATATTGAATATGATCTGCCATGTACTCCCAATCTTCGGGAGTCACAATGTTTTTCAGAAGAAGCTGGGTTCTCAACATGTCATTAAACATATCAGAGAATCTCTTTCTCATTCTTCCAACAAACTTGGAGAACTTAACCTCATCCCTCAAGATTTCAGAAGAACGACCCAGTGACATACCAGAACCTTCACCTTCAATTCTGGTTTCAGGAACATTCAATGCCCTGTAAAGTTTTCTTTGGAAATAATTGATATCAGTGATTTCGCCAAGGTTCTGACCACCAGGAAGTGTAGTAATTTCAGTACCACGACCACCTTCTCTTCTAGGCAACCAGAAGTCTTCCATCATAGACATGAACTTCTTATCATCACGAAGTTCACCAGTGTTTGCATCATAGACTAACTTGTTTCTATAACGCATCATCACATCACGCAGATACTGTTCTGCCTTTTGTTTAGGAAGATTACCAACGTCAATATAGAAAATTCTACGTTCAGGTGCTCTTGATAGACGATAGATAACCAAACTATCCTCAATCATCATCAACTGATTGAGTGGTTTAATTGACTTATGTAACCAGGATAGTGTAAGTCCTTTATTCCTATCCACCAAACCAGAGGTACAATAGGTAACAGAATCACGAGTCATCTTGACTCCTTTCTGTGGATTACCACCATACCCAGTACCAGTACGAGCATCTGGAGTATAGATGAAGAACTCTTCTATCTCTGGAAAATCGTATGAAGTTTCGTTAGAATTTGCAAATGCGGTTTGTGCAGTCTGAAGACTGTCAGGGCCTTTCTTCTTCAACTTACGAACATAACGCATTTTGGCCGAGTCAATATACCTCAGCTCTTGAATACCATCTTGTGGTTTCTTTTGGTCAATGACTTTATTGTAGTAAAGTCTTCCGTCAATATACCAATTCCTAAAGATTTCGTGTGCCTTCTTATCGAAGTCAAGAAGTTCGAGAATGTATCTAAACTCTTCTCTTACCTTTTTCTTGATATTATCACTTGCACTTAAGTTAGACAGTTCGATTGATACCGGAGTATCATTTGTATCTGAAACAATTGCTTCGTTTACAATATCTTCGATCGCACTATCACATTCTGGATAGAGTGCCATCTGACGATATCGCCTGATTAGATCAGTCTCATTTTTATATACCCCTTCAATATCTACGTAGCTACCAAAAAAACCGCTACTAACATAGTTCTCCGATCCATCCTGATTATTGGGTGGAATCGGAGATACTACGCCAGGCGGTGTTTTTTCGCCATCTTCAATTGAGTAACCAAATAGTCTCGCCATTGCAATATATTTACTAGAAGTGTATCTCCTAGTTATTTATCACTCAATTAAAACTTCACCAGCACTACCACCAGAAGACTCCAGTGAGTTGCCAATTGTATAATACTGAACATCGAATGCCACAGTAAATTCTTCTAGTGTATCCCCACTATCATATCCAAGTGCAATTTCACTGATATTTGTTGGGAAAATATCGAAGAACTTATACGTTCTCAGAACTGCGGACTGACCACCACTATTCGTGGTTGCAAATCTTTCAGCACCTCTACCGAGTTGCTGAACATATGCGTCAGTCATATACGATGATGGGTTGGTAACACCAGTTGCATCATCAAGTTTGCTGATAACGTTTGCCCATCTCTCGAACGATGTTCTGAGTTGAAAGTCTTCATCATTGATGATGGTGACTGTCCATGGGTCAAAGGTTCTGTCTCCAGCAACCTTCAATTGTCTACCTCTAAAAGGTACAGGAATTGAAGGTGTGTTTGAAGCGGGAAGGGCTGCAGCCTTACAAAGGAACTTAAATGTTCCATTCTCCGACTGATCACCACTACCCCAGGCATCAGAAATTGCTGATGGGAATGATGGAATTGAAACTTCAAATAGATTGGGGCGGGCGCCACCGCCCGCTAATCTAGATTTGAATTGTGATAATGATTTTGTGTCTGCCATTAGTTGATCCTCCTAGTAGTTATTTAATATAATCAAACAGTACCAATTACTTCTTCAAAGTCAACACCAGTTCTAGTAGCAACGAACGTCAAGGTGACGAAGTTGATAGACTTGGTTGGCTTCAGGAAGATATCAGCTCTAAACTCATTGTTATCAATGACATCTGGAGTGTTGTTGGATTCGTCACAAATAACTCGGAAATCGTAAACACCTCTCTTGGCTTGAACATCTCTCAAATAGGGTTCGACAATGTTAACAAAGTTCGCTCTAGTGTTAGAGTCATTGAGTTCGAACAACTGGTCATTTGCAGCTCCCTCAAGAGCTTGTTCTACAGTCAAGAACAATCTTCTTACGTTAATTCTATCGAAGGCCGAAGAATATGCAAGAGCAGTCTTGTCACCGTAAAGTGCAATACCAGAACCTCTTTGGTTGATGATTGAGTTCACTCTAGCAGAGTAGAGTTCGTCTCTTTGATTCTTAGTTGGGTTGTATGCCATCTTAACAGCATTATTCAGAACACCTCTCTGGAGACCAGCAGGGGAGAACCAAGGATATGCATTAAGTGCAGTTCTTACCATCAGACCAGCAATATCACCATTAGTTGGGATATAACGGAATGCGTTATTGAATCTATCGAAGGTATACTTATAACCAGTATCAAACACCGCATAAGACGATGATTGTAGAGGTGAATAGAAACCTAATACGTTTGCGGTTTGTGTAGTAGAATCAGTTACATTTACAACGTTAGCTCTATGTGGAGAGATAGTCGCAACACAATCCTTCCTCTGTTCTGCAATAGAAATTAGAAGATTGGCTTTCGCTTGTGATTCATTTTCTACCGCAAGTCCAGGACCCATGATTAGATAATCAACTGCAATCTCATCTTTATTAGAAAATAGATTGTAACCTTGTAATAGACCTGGAAGGTCAGCTGCCATACCACTATTTGCACTATAGTCAACACCACCAGTTAGTGTATAACTTACATTTCCTATTGAGGAGAACTTAATATTTTGTGCTTCTTGACCCCAAAGACCTTCAGCAATAGTGTATGGTGTGGTCGCAGTTGAGAAACCAGATGCTGTTGGAATCGTATTCCAATAAGTATCTTGTGCATTCGATGGGTTAAACCCAGCAAAGGCAAACTTCGAGTTGTTTGCAATGAAGTCCTTGTAGTAAGTCCTAGTAGGATTATCTCCATCAGCAGTAGCATCAGAAGCCTTGGACAACGATACAAATCTCTCAACAATATTACCTTGAGCACCGGTAACATCTCCACTATCGTCTACAACCACTACGTGGATTGCGTCATTTGCACCAGATCTTTCAGTTGCAAATCTGTTAGATACTGGTCTTGGTGCAATGTTTCTCCAATAAACTGTAGAGTTGTTAAGACCAAGGGTTTGTTGATCGTACCAATCAGTAACTGTAGCACTGGTGAATGTCGTAGCTGCGATACCACTAGCAGGAGTAGTAATCAGTACATCACTATCAGAGAATGAATTTGCAGAATTGTAATTCTGATAGGTAATAGGAGTTTCAGATCCTGCAATTGATGTCAGTGTTTGATACGTAACAGCTGTACCAACCAATGCAGATTGTGCAATACCTACAGCCAATGTGATTGTAGAAGAACCAAAACTTACAATACGAACTCCACCTTCGGCACCATCAACTCCAGGATTATTCTGAATAACTGCGAGAGTTCCTGTAGTAATACCAGCAGTACTATTAACAGAAATTGTTTCCGTAGTTGCAAGTCCAATAGTTTTTACCGTAGTAAAACCAATGTTTTCGGTAGATTGAGTAGTTGGGGTAACTCTTGAAAGTACCTTAACTTCAATCGAACTATTTGCAGCGGTTTGTGCGTCAGTGTTAACTCCGGTAATAATACCTTTCAGGTTACCATTGAACTGAATTAGTGAACCATTACCAGGGATCGTAGTTCCATCCTTTGCAGTGGATACGCCATAACCAACAACAAATCCTGATGCACCTGGATTAGTAGTAGCAATACTAATAATCTGATCCGATAGGTTGTCAATCGTACAAACTTTCAGACTGTTCGACCATGTACCGGGGTTTCTTGCCGCCCAGTAGAAACTGGAGTCTGTCGTATGATTCTGTTCGTAATCATCTAGGTTGTCAATTCTAACAGTTTCCGAAGCTTGTTGAGTTCCGGCATTACCGTTATTCAGGGTGTCTCCACCGACTCTAACAACTTTTAGAATACCACCGTAGGAGAGGAATGAATTTCCAGACATCCAGTATTCATACTGTCTATCAGTTCCAATTGGCTTACCAAAAGTATCAAGGAATTGTTGCTGTGTCTCAATCGTAATTGGCTCATTTACTGGTCCCAGTGAAAAGGGTCCTGCAATTGCACCAATGTTGTCGAGAACGTTCTCAGCTCTTCCAACAGTTAAGTCAACTTCCCTGACTAAAACTCCTGGAGATAGTTGAGGAGTAGCCATGTTTTCTCTCTCCGTTGTTACACATTTAACTAAAAATATTTATGAATATCCCGGTTTTGATGGGGTAAACAAGAAGTAAACCCCTACCAATCAGGATATTCCCATTTTGATTTTGGAGTTCTATCTTTCTTTCTCTCTTTTACGTACTCAATGAAACACTCTTTACAGACATATGAATATGAAGAAGGAACTGCTCCTCTATCTTTTCTTGTCCTATAAAAGTCATCTACAAGATTTTTTACTTCGCCACAACTTTTACATCTCCTGTCATTTAACAGTAAATGACCTAGTTCTAGTTGCTCATCAAAGTCCATTAGTAGTTCCAGAGTTCCCAACCACCTGCAGCAGTTCCATACTCATCATACTCATTACTCTTGGTGTACCACCTATCTCCTTCATTATCCACAAAGGTTCCTTCATCTAAACCATCATTCATAAAACCAAACGGTGCCATGTCCTGTTCTATTTGATTCTTCTGTTCCTCATATAATCTCTTACGAACATCTTGATCAGTCAGTTCTTTAAAATAATCTTGGGCAACCAACCATGCATAGATGACCAGACACATTGCAAGGTCATCATTACATCCTTCTTCTGCTTCGAATGAATTGCTCTTTGAAATGAATGTGGTCAGTTCTGAAATAATTTCATAATCATTAAAAATGAGTTTATCTTCTTCAATCATTGTCTTGAGATTAAGTGACCCAATCTTCTTGACAGTCTTGGACATCTTAACACCAAGTTGTGTTTTAGTTCCAGAGAAACCCTGTCCTACAACCTGTCCTGCTCTACCACGCATTGCACACATCAGAACATTCTGATACTCCAAATCATATTGAAGTATACTCGCAACCTGGTCTCCAATATCATTGACCTCACAAAGAACAAATGCATTGTTGTATTTCTTTGCTAACTGAAAAATGATGTTAGGGAACAACATCGGTTTGATTTCATTGTTCCGATACTTCGCAACAACTCTATGTGGGAATGTAGTAATATCAGTAATAATAAACGCAGAGTAGTCATTACCTACTCCTCTTGCAACGTCAACAGTCATAATATAATCATTGTCGGGAATTGGTACAACATGAACATCCAGACCCGCACTTGTTTGAATTGGATTATCGTATACTAAATTTTTCAGTTTACTTGGTGCAATCAATGTATCAACAGACCCAAGGAATTCGCACTCAAACTCAATCTTAAATTGTTGTTCAGACGTGTTCTTAATTGTCTGTTCTTTCCAGACTTCATCTCTACCAGGAACTTCCGACCAATGAACATCAGTTGGAATATATTCATTTTTTTGTTTTTCCGCATCATGCCACAGTCTGTAGAAGTGATTCATGCCGTGAGGCGTAGAAACAATAATTACTTTCGTCGATTGTCCAGAAGTGATAGTAGGATAAACAGATGCAAAGAACGCGTCAGCAACATGATTAGGTACAAAGGCAAACTCATCCAGAAAAAGAATGTTGAAAGACATTCCTCGGACAGCTGAAGCAGAAGTTGATGCTGCAAGTATTTTTGATCCGTTTTCTAGTTCTATGTTTCCTTTATTCCAGACCAGAATACCTTGCTGCATCCATTTAGGTAAGTTCTCATATGCAGTAGCCAGTCTTGCTAATAGTTCTCTCGCAGTAGTTGCTTTGTTTGCCAGAATACCAATATTGACACTATCATTAAAGATAGCATAGTGAAGTAGATACGATACACAGGTGGTAGACTTACCGGTCTGTCTAGGCATCTTACAGATATTAAATCTGTTCTCGTGAAAATTATTGATTAACTTCTCTTGGAAATCGTAAGTCTTGAATGGTTGAAGACCATGGTCCAAGGTCACAATTTTTACATAATTATTTGCAAAGTATACCGGGTCCTGCTTACATTTGATATACTCTTCAATATTCTCTTGTGTAAACTCAATCGCGGTATTCGCCTTCTTGAGAAGGGGATTACCCAAATAAACATCATTACTCATAAATTACCTAATCAACATTTCCACTTTCTAAGAGCAAGAGCCTTACGGGTAGGTTCTCCATTCGGTTTCTTCATTGGTCCTTTGACTCCTCCCATTCTAGCACAGAAAGATTTTTTCCTAGGGCCCCCTTCAGGTTGAGGTGCTTT